TTGTAGTTTCGCCAACTCCTCCTTTTGCAATTTTGAACATTTTTGCGATCTCAAAATTGTTCGGCATACGCCCCTTTTTTTGCACAAAAGCAGATATGATAGGGAAGCGTTTTAACATTTTTATACTATTCTGATCTTTTTTCATTGTTTTATTTTAATTTAATTTGTCATTACATCTTTCAGCAATTTGCCGGAGAAGTGCCTGTCTAGTTCAATAGGAAGCCCCATTCTCCCTTTGTATTCCTGCAGTTCCGCTAGCGAGAAATCGCCATATTCGTCATTGTGATCGCCAAAAATAGATACATAGCCGGAGAATATTTTATTTTTCGGATCATAAGCAGTCGCATACCAAGTGCCTGCCCCCGTTGGATTAAAATATTTCGCCACGATCTCCATTTCTCCCAGCGTCTTATCCGTCTGCGTTCCCACTTTTTCAAACTTTTTCAGAATATGAGCCGGCAACAGCTTATTTTCTGCATTTTTCGGCACTTCCACTTGCTCTATTTTCGGAGCTTCCTTATTGACCAGTGCAAAAATGCTGTTTTTCTCGCCATTTGCATACATTTTCGCTAATTGCTCAAAGTCAAGATCGTTTGCTATCCTTTGCAATTCTTTTGCGTTGTATCTATCCGCCCCCTTAATAAAGAACGACAAACCGGACTCCCAATTTCCGCCCAGAAGTGTCCGGCTAGTCCCAGTCTCTGACCTATCTACCGGAGAACAAGCCACCCTATATCCTCTAGGTTGCACCTCGCCGGTAAAATAATTCGTACCGCCCCCGCTATACCTGACGGATACCTCAATTTGCCCGTATTTCGTGCTATTTTGATCCCTCTCCGCTTGCATCATAGTGTAGAACCCGTCAACTGACCTGTATTTCACATCAAAATTTTTATTTATCATATTTTTATTTCTCTAATAATCGCCTGCCCCGTTCCTATAATGAAGCACACCTATCACATCTGTTCATATCCTCTCCAATAGACTGTGTTGCGTCCCGACCGCAATTTCCACACTTTATTTTCGGATAATGCCTTTCGCAAAACTCCCCGTCCTCCGTTTGTAATGCCTTGCAATTCCCATAAGTGCAAAGCAACGCCTCTTTTTCATTTTGTTTTTGCATAGTTTTCCTACCCCGTCCTAACTCGCCTTACGGCTCGTCATTGTTTTGTTTATAATGTTCCGCCTATAAGTCCGACTAATCTTATAAACAGAATTTTGCAAACAAAAAAACACATCGCCCGTGTATGTGTTTTATGTTTTCAACGCTCAATGACGTTATGAAATCAAACTACTCTTTGCAATCCTCGCAATACCACCAGTCTTTCCCGTTCTTTTTTATCAATTCCAGCGATGTGTTTGCGTGTGTTTCGCAATATTTGCGGTTTAGCTCGTTTTCTACCCCGCAAGCGGTGAGAAACTTTTGAGAATTAAACTTCTGATTATTTTTTGCTAATTTTTCGCTTAAATACGGCAAAAATTGAAACAAATGCAAATAATCTTTATTTTGGCTATCAGTATTTAATCTTATTGCTTCTGCTATCAATTCATAGTCTTTTTTAGTCATCGGATTATTCGTGGACACTACGTGGACACTACATAGACTAATAACTCTGCAAGCAAAACCGCTTTCCGCTTCATATTTTTCGGCTTGCCTGTCCATTTCAGCTAGAACATTGCCTGTTAGGATTGATCCGTTATTATTCTTCAAAAAATAGCAATCATCATCATTATTTTTTTTCCAAAAAATAATGGCATAATCTACATTATTCATATTTTCAATGTACATCACTACTACGGACAAGCAGTAATGCGAGCAGTCGGCGATTATGTTAATTTCTCTGCTTTTCTGCTCTCTACAAGGCGTATAAGCCCTATGGAGGGAAGAAAAACGGCTTATGCCCCTATTCTTAAAAAACCGCCTAACCTACTTTGCAACCCTACCAACCTACTTACAAGAAACAGGTTAGCATACTAGCAGTTAGATGTAAAGATAAAACCTTATTTCACAATGGTTTTTAATTGTGTCAACATCATAACAAGGATAATAGCGTTATATATAAAGAGATAAGAAAAGCCCTAAAGAGGGAATAGGATTTTTTTCTTTTCGTGGTTTTACTCTTTTTTAATTTTTTCTTACGAATTTTTTATCCGTTTTTTTGTCCGTGTTCTGCCATTCTTCCCGTTTTTTTGTCAAGGTTTTTTCTAATTTTTGTCAAGGTTAAATTACACGGCACAAGACCACGTTTTTGGGAGTTTGTCCAGACCCCTAAATCGGAGCGTATTGACGGGCAACGGGCATTTATGGCACAAATTATGCCTGTTAGACCCGCTTATTCCCAAAATACGCTTATAATACAATGGTATTTTGACACTATGTCGCAAAATGATTATTGTGCGACACAGACACGGGGGGGCGTATCCGAGTCCGAAAATCTTTTAAATTTATGACATCACTCCCTCGCACATTTTGAGGATCTGAGAACACTTCTGAACCCACTAAGGACTTAAAATAATGACTTGAAACCACTAAGAATCTGAAATCAGGATCTTAAAGGGTTAAAAATCTGAAATCTATGCAATTTATCTCCAAATCTATGCAATTTAAACTTAATCTACTCATTTTTATAAATTCACTACTTCTTTTCTGCACAAACTGAAAATCCAAAACTGTTACATAATTATGGGAAAAGTGTTACATTTCTAGTATGGAAAGACAAAAGTGTTACATCTGTGGGGAATTTCTACTTAATAAACGTCCACAAACAAAGACTTGTTCGATGGTATGCCGGGTTAAGTTGCATCGTAAGGGCGAGAAAGTGTTACAGAAAAGTGAGAAAGTGTTACAGAAAAGTGAAGAAGTGTTACAAAAAGTGCCCGAAAGTGTTACAAAAGAGGTTAAAAGTGTTACAGAAATAAAGGAAAGTGTTACAAAAGAAGCAGAAAGTGTTACAAAGCATAACCCTTTTGATATATGTAATAAACACAAGGGTTTTTTCGCTTCGTGTAATTGTAGTGGTTAATTGCTTTCTAGTGTGGTAACGTTCTTTTATGGGGCAGGCAGAATGAAACTAACGGACCAAGGTTCACCACCTGGATCCCGGCCCACTGAGTTCTGCCATGGTGCGATGCATTACAAAAGGCACAACCAGGGTTATCGCGCTCATATTCGGAGAATTTTTGTCAAGGGATGGTGGAAGCCTAAATGGGCGCGAAATGGGAAGAAATGTGAAGTAACATATGTTACCTTTTTAGAGTAAAATAAAATCATGCCTTACAAAAGCGAAGCGCAAAGAAAGTATTTTCACGCCAACAGAAAAAAACTAACCCGTCAAGGGGTGGATGTGGCAGAGTGGGACCGCGCCTCACGGAGTGAAAACGGAGTTAAGAAGGGGAAAAAACTTCCCAAGACTTCTAAGACTTCTAAGAAAAAAAATAGAAAATAAAATAATAAAATATATATTTCTTTTTTTAATTTTTAAATGAATGTGCATTTTTCAAGTAAGACGGCTGAATGGGAAACTCCACAGGAGCTGTTTAATTTCCTGGATTCGGAATTTCATTTTACCCTGGATCCCTGCGCTACCCGAAAAAATGCGAAATGTAAAAAGTTCTTTTCTCTAAAAGAGGATGGATTAAAACAGGACTGGACGGAGGAGAGTGTTTTTATGAATCCCCCTTATGGACGTGTGATCGGTAAGTGGGTAGAAAAAATTGCAAAAGAGGGAGGAGTGGCGCTCCTCCCTGCCAGAACGGATACGAAGTGGTTTCATGAATTTATTTTAGGCAAGGCGGAAATTCGCTTCATTAAAGGAAGATTGAAATTTGGAGGGAGTAAGAATTCAGCGCCATTCCCTTCGATGATTTGTATTTTTAAAAAATAAAAATACTAAAATAAAAATTGTGATAAAATTTTTAAATGGAAAAAAATTTAAGTGAAAGAATTATTTTAGAGGTCAAAGAAATTTTAAATCAATTCACTCCCCTATCCGATTCGGAATATATTTTGGATGAATTGGAAAATTGTGTGACGAGATTTCGGGCAGAGATGATAGCCCCGCTTATCATCGAAGAAGAAAACAAACAAAAGGAAATGGTGTGATATAATTTTTCTGATCCTTATTAGCGAAGAGTCCCCATCGAGGGGATTTTTCGTTTTGTGCTAATTTAAAAATATGACAGAACAGGAAAAATATTTGCGGGCGAAGGAAAAGCACCCGGAGCTTTTTTATATTTGCCGAAGAAAAGGTTGCGGCAAGGAAGGAAAATTGCGACAAATAGCTCAGAAAAAAACAAAAGGAAATTATTGTAGCCGTGATTGCGTAGACAAAGATATGAAGGAAGAATTAAAAGCTAGAGGTCTCGAGTTTTATAATTTTAAAAAAGAACAAGAGGAAGCGAAAAAAATTTTAGATAAAGCGATTGAGCAAACAAAAAAAGAAGAAGAGGAAAAAAAAATACCGGAAGGCTCGATCAAAAGCGAATGGGTGCATTTGGGAGAACAACTTCTGGCCGGAAAAAAAATTAAGGAGATTACACTCAACGGTAAAGTTTATAAATTCAATCCGATCCAGAGCGAATTTATTTCCAACTTGAAAGATGATTTTTGTTTAAACGCGGGAGGTTACGGTTCCGGGAAATCGTGCGCGCTCTATGTCAAGCTGATTCTTTTTGTGAAGTGCTTCCCGGGCAACCGGGTTTTGCTTGGAAGAAAAACTCTCTCGGACATCGATCGAAGTATTTTACCGGAACTCTTTGCCATGCTTCCCTCGAGTTGGTACGAGCACCGCATCAAAGACGGACTGATAAATTTTTCAAACGGCAGCCAAGTGGTTTTATTCGGACTTGATGCGATGCAGAGCGGAGGAACCGCCGATATCAAGAAAGCGCAGCAGAAATTAAAATCGCTCAACCTCGGAGCTTACTTCATCGACCAGCTCGAAGAGGTGGAGTACGAAGTTTTCGAAGCCGCCAATTCACGCCTGCGAAGAATGGAAGTTCCGGTGCGGCAGGGCAACATGACTTGCAACCCGG